TTTTTGACCAACGCCGGTCGAGCTTCGAGATTTCATACACTGTATCTGATACTTGCCACGCTCTTTCATGGAGCGACTGGTAAAGATACCAAACACATTGTCTGCTGTGTTGATTTTGCTGATACCACCTGAAATGTGGCTGTGATCAAATTCCATTTCTTCCACTGCTGATCTGTTCAACTGACTGGCTGTTACCAACAACACGCCCAGTTCCTTGGCCAAGTTGCGCAGCTCTTCTGACACATACTTGTCTTTCACAAACAAGTCATTGGGACTGACCTTGGCACTCACAGGCATCACCAAGTCAAGATAATCCACCATCACAAAGTCCACTCGGATGCCTGTTTGAATCTGCACTTCTTTTAGGTAAGCACGGATATCATTCACATTGCTCTGTGCTGGCAAGCCTTTCACACGATACTGTCCTGATTTCTTTGCTACCATCTTGACCTTGAGCTCTGTTGAATCAATGTCACGGCGTATTTCTTTGGTGCTCATGTTTGTGAGCATGGCATCTGTTCTCAAACTAGTAAGTTCTTCTGATAGTTCCAGTGTGATGTACACCCCACTCATGCCCTGCTGCAACCAGTTCAGCGCAATGTTCATCATCACAAGACTCTTGCCCGAGCCTGATCCACCTGCAAAAATGTTGAGTTCTCCACGACTAAATCCACCATACAGCAATCGATCCATCTGTGGCCAACCTGTTGACACTTGTCCACCTGAATTGAAATACTTGTTGATCCTGGCTGCTGGATCAGCAAAGTAGTCTGTGCCCATGTCCTTGGTCAAGCTGATCTGCACAGCATCCTTGATCAGTTTCTCCACAGGATCATAGTCGCCCTTTTCCAACAGGTCTGCTGCTTTCAAGATAGCACGTTCCAGTTCTTGACGCCGTGTGAATGCTTCAAACTCAGTCATGAACCAGTCATAGTGACCTTCGTTGAGATCTGGCACTGCATTCAACTTGATGCCTGTGGCCGCTGCGATCTGTGCTCGATCTGGCAGAGTCTTGAACTGTTCTGAGTGCTCCTTGATAAACGTTGCCGCGGTTCTTAGATTGCGATCAAAATTTTCTGGATTGTAGATATTCTGCACCCGAACGTAGCTGGCAGCATCCTCCAGCATCATTTCTAGGAATAGTTTTTGAACATCAACTGAATAATCTTTAAGCATTGTTAATCCAATTTAATTCTATCATTTTGTTTTTGACTATTTTAGTATACCAATTCTGATTGCCAACGGCGCCGTGGTGTCCCAACCATCCGTATTGATCAAAGTCTGCAGGTTTGATTTTATCATTATAATTAAGAGATTGATATGTATCATCAAACATCACACATTCTGCTAGATTTTTAATTTTACGCATGATGCTCTGTCCAGCAGGCCACTGGTCTTGATATGCAATCTGAACGGAAAGATTTAAAATCAAAAATTTTGATTTTTTTTGAGTCAAGTATTGATGTAACAAAAATATTTTCTCCAACGATTGAGCATCAAGCCATTCTCTATTGAATCGATCCACTCCCTTTTTATTATTGTTAAACTGCTCTTCGAATGTAAAAGGTATTGTGTTATCCAAGCTGCTGATTGCAATCTCACTAAGTTGATTGCAGTTTCTATCGAACTGAACAGCTGACCATTTTTGTCCTTTGGAGTCCGAATATGCAATGTATCTATGCAAGGGCGGAATACCAATAAGAAAGTAATCATCAGCAAAATTAAAAACTTCGTTGGTAAGAATATGCAATACAGCATCAAGACTAAACCCCGAATGACTGTAATTTATAATATTGCTCGCTCCAATGTCCTTTGCTGCTAATCCCCAAAAAGATTTGCTTGGCAATACGCATTGATTTGGTGTGGAGTAACTATCCCCAAATACATTAAGAGTTAAGTCGCTTGACAAGTTGTTTCTTTCGTAATTCAATTTTGATCTTAGATGTTTCTCTAGCGTCAATAATAGTTAGCAATGTGCCTAGGCGCCCATATAGTTTGACAGCATCATTCACATCCTTGACTTCCCGGGGCCACACAGGCATACTCACGGCCCAGCCCAGTTCTAGCGCACGATCCACCAGTTCCATGCCTGCTAGATCTTGATCAGGTACTACTGTAATTTCTTTCCCAAGGTTTCGAATCAATCTAGCTTGAGCATCGCTTATGGTGTTGTGCATTAGTGCAACACCACCGATGCTGAGTGCGTCAAATATGCCTTCTGTCACAATCACCTGTGTCCAGTCTGGCCTCAGTAGGTCTGTACCAAACACATAGCCTGGCTGCATGTCATTTATGTAGCGTGGATTACGATCATCCAGGAATCTGATAGTATATCCTACTATGCTGTTGTGATGTGTGAATGGTATGATCACTTGTTCACGGGCGGGCCATGCACGTTCAGGACTTGTTTGTGTCATCACAGGATAATCATCAGGTACACATCTTGATTGTACATAGTCGCGATGCAGTCCTGTGCTGTTAATCAGTTCAGCAAATGGTGGCAGGTCCCGTTCTTCAAACTTGATATCTGCCAGAATATCCACAGTGCGTTGTCTATCATCTAGTATGCCGTGTATGCTCTTGTGGCGCAGGCTTTCAAGATTCAACATTTCTATTTCACGTTCGGGCACACCCATCCAGCCCAAGAGCCTGCGGGCCTTGAAACTTACAGTACGGCCAAGGATAAAGCTAGCGGTGTAGTTGCAGTTGAAGCAGTGATAACTCCAACCTTGTTCAGATGTTTTGATTCCGCCGCGACTTCTGCGATCTGGACGGTTGCCGTTGTGTTCGCAACACACAGCATTAAAGCTGGTCCACCCTGATGCACTAGATTTTTTCTTAGCGGGTAAGTATCCGAGAATGTCGAGCATTCTTACATTGTAACATCATCTATGGTAGAAATCAACTTATCTGCAATCATTATATGCCCTATTTCGTTGGGATGGCCGCCTGGCATAACCAGTTCTTTTTTTTGATTATCTGGGTGATCGCGAAACCATATGGTGGTAGAGAATCCTGGCCATATCTGGGTGGGCAAATCCAGTTTGACATCTTCAGGCATGATCTGGAACTGCATCATTTGAAGATTGCGTCTGGCAGCAATACCGTCAAAGCTCAGTAGGGTTTGTTGATAATTTAGCCTACACAATTCTAGGCAGTTGGTCAGTACCAGTTGTTGCTTGACCATGGTTCTAAATTCTTGCGGAACCACACTACTACCGTATTCCACCCAGGTTGAGTGTATAAATTTGTTCCAGGGAGGATCGTTGGCGTAACTCACATGATTAGGGTCGTAAAAACTCAGCCGATCCGAGTCTGTGTGTCCAATCAAGATCAGGCACTTTTCTGGTTCAGGCTCGTGATCCAACCACCATAAAAATGTCCACATGGAGCTTTGCATGCTGCCACCAGCAATTCCAAAGTTTTCCATGGGCACACCGTAGTGTTGTGCTACCAGCCCCAGAAAGTTGTGACTGTCACGATATGTATTGTTTTCATACAAACATGGGTGTGCATCTGGGTCCCGGCGTTGCAATTCAGGATCCAGCAACTCGTCACCAAACATCCAGGAATCACCAAACCCTACAATTTTTTTAAATTTCATCTGACTAATATACTTGTTACGGCTCCGGTGTTGATGCTTATTGCCGCCACCTGATTGGTGGCCGGGTTGAGCACATACCCTGTTCCGCCGTTTATAACATTTATGGCAGATACTGAGGTGCCAGTAATTACTGCTTCAGCAACAGCCCCGGCACCCAGCCCAATGATGTTGACTCTGGGTGGGGCTAGATATCCGTAACCACCCTGATTCACAGTGATAGAAGTGATCACTCCATTAGCTCCATTTGCTGTGGCTGTGGCCAATTGAATTTGTGCTGTGCCAGGATATGAGTCAAGACTTAGTCGTAACAAAGGATGATATCCTGGCACTGTGATAGGTTCTGTTCCGGTGCGGTTATAGTATTGATAGATATCCGAAACATCTGCCCAGATTGATTCATAAGTTTGTGCTGCCTGTGCCTTGATGTTGCCAGTGAAATGATCCATTTCCAACTGGAATGTGGTCAGGCTTGCACCTGTGGTTGACACAAAACTCGAGTATCTCTGAGGATTTGCATTGGTATTGCCCGGTGGCGGGTTGAGTGCCCAGTCAGGATAGTTGCCCTGCAACACAGGATTTATATACACCTCTGGACCATAAATGGTAGGAATGCTTAGTAGGCCGCTGGGCACAAACTGTGGCTGCACAGAATCCACAATGTCCACATCAGCACGGGCCAGAGCCTGTGCATCCACAAACACTGCTTCAACTAGATCACCGCTGGCACGTTCAATTGCATAGCTCGACGGTTCTGCAGGAAACTCTGTGGTTTCTGCTGCACTGAGTGTTACCTTGGCACGACCAAATTGAGCATTGATTATGACCATTTCTTTTTCAATCAGCTGCTGGTTGCCAGCCAGATTGATCAGTCTAAACTTCAGTGCCGACCCTGTGATATTCACAGGTTTTTGATCTTGATTTACAAACTCAAACAAGATCACATTGTCAACACCTTTGTTGACAGTTAATTTTTTTGCATACACAGGATCCCACCTCCGGTCAAAATAAGCGCCGCTGGTATCTACTAATAAAATTCGCTGAACTTGCTGATAAAGATAAACAGGGGTTGAATACATAGGACGCTCCAAACAATATTTACCTAAGGAGCCTTGGTATAAATATCCAAACTAATACTATATGGGCAAAGACTTATTTCAAAAACTAGCTGACAAATATCCGTTTATTACCTTGTGCGTTTACGCCAGCAATGAATATGTGGGGATCGTGCAAAACAGAGATGATGTTATCACAACCATCTATGACTTTGGAACTGTCAAAGATTCAGAACAAAAACGGCGTTATCTTGATCTGGCCAACACCTGGTGGTGGGAAAGCAACAGAAGCATTCCGATCAACATATTCCTACGTGGAGAATGGGATGAATTTCGTCTGTGCCTTCGTACATTTGTCAACAAAGATCTGGAAATCTTGCACGGTCCTGTGTGCAGCCTAAATGATATTGCCCGTAGAAAAGGTAAACGTAAATCGATTACTCTTGTGAGACGTCTAGACTAACAGATTCATATGCAATGCTACCAGGGCCGCATATCCTAGAGAATGTGCTTTCTTGAATGTGTAGCCTCGACTGGTATCACCATCCCAGACTGAATCAAACACCGTGGGCCAATCTAACCCTTGTAGGTGTGCCTTGCCAGGACGTATGATTGATATAAATGCTGCCATTCTGGGTATGCTGTCAGGCCGCATGGTTTCAAGTAAATGTCCATAATTGCCCACGTGAACCAGCTGTCGTGCCCACTCAGGATCTTGCCATAGTCTTGTCCAGGGTGGCGTGGCTGCAAGCACAGCTTCATAGTGTTTGGGACTCTGAATCAACTGATACACACTCATGTTCAAGAAATCCAGTTTGAAGTAGCCACGAACTTCCGCTGACTCGTAGTCTATGGCAGCACAGTTATTCACAGGATCTTGTGGAATGTCTGTGACATACACTCCTGAGTTGTGGCGTCTGGGTCTACCATCTGTGATCTGCCGTGCAGGTGTGTGCTGAATCAATTTCAGTATATCATCTCGATTAGAGAAATCAATGTCAATATCTGCGCTCATACTGTACACAAGGCCACAACGGTTTGTAATTGCTGTTCAGCTAGACGAACAGCGTCCAGTGCATCGGCCACAGCCGGATGCTTTTGTGCCAGGTCCTGGGCTGTTTTCTCTTGTGCCATCTTTAGCCATGCCCAGGCCAGTGCTTCTTCAGCATTGGGGGTAAGGCCCACACTGGATCCGCCGCCCATAGTAAGCCAGGCGTTGCCATCATACACCTGTGTTTGATTGTTGTGGTATCGTAACATGCCTGCACTAGCAGCACCAGGACTGATGTATGGTCCAACAGGGTTGGATGTTGTGACCCATGTACTTGTGGGATAAACGCTGGTGATCATTGTGTTACCATCCTGCTTGTTTCAAAATATTCTTGGCATATGCCTGATCCTGGGGTCTATCCTGAAATCGCTTTTGCCATGCATCGCTGTCAATATAGGGCCATATCATACTGACCTGTGTGGCATCTAGTTCGCTTAGAAACTTCTGCCCCGATTCTGAATTGTAAATTACCCAGGCACTTATTCTACCTGCTGTGACAGCATAACACAGCACATTGGCATTGCCGTATCTCATGCAATCATGTGCAGGGCTAGAGTTTTTTTCTGACCAGTCTATGCCAAACTCTATGGCTCGTGCAAGTGCATCATCCACAGCTTCCACTTTCAAGTGATCTACCAGGTACTCAGTGTACACCTTGTCGCTGCACCAGTGGTCAATCTTGCGATTGTGTTTCAACAACCAGGCCATAAATCTGTCTGGATTAATCACTCTGGTGTTCACACAGTAGTGCCCAAACTTCACAAACGCACGATAATAACTGCTTTCACAAAAGATATCGTGTGTTTTGTTTCTGGCTGATCCTGCCATGCTTTCATAAAAGCGAATGTAGGCTTGAAATCCCAGTCTTGGTCCCGGTTCGTCACGCTCGCGTCTACGACGTTTAGGCTCGCACATGTGCGCCTGTATCGATGTTTCTCTCACAAACTCTTTTTTGCAATATTCGCACACATGGGTCATGCTGATTACTTCTTGGTGTTACCTGAATCTCGATTGTATGCGTCTAGTTCTTTTTGTGTGACCAATTCAGCCATCACATCAATCTCGTCGTCCTTGTAGGTGGGATATATTTCCATCAAGGCCCGTCGTTTGGCACTGAGTCCTGCAACTTTTTTCTTGGGGGCAATCCAGGGATGCCGCATTGTGCCCATGCCTGGACTCATTGCTGTGGCACACAACCATTGCAGTTTGGGATGACGACCTATGTCAAAAAAGTGCTTGTTGAGATAGTGATTGCAGCTTTGCACATAGTATTCTTGCAGTTCCTGAGCACCGTCCACTGCTGATCCCCAGCGCAACATCAGGAACGTGGAGAATTTCTTGCGCTCATCCGAATCAAGTTCGTCATAGAAGTTTCTGTTCTTGATGTCCAGTTGGCGCATCTCGTTTGAAATGTGTAGTCGATCACTCATGTGGTCTTGCTCAGTTGATAGATCATTATAGCACGTTCCAGAGCGTCTTGTAAAGTGGGATTGGTCCGGGCCGCTCGCCGAATCTCGCCCCACATTTTATCATCCATTATGTGATCATACAAGGGTCTGCCATCACTGGTCCTAGGATCATGATCATGGCCCACCACTGTGCGAGCAAGTTCACCAGCACGTCTGGAGTACACAGTACCGTCCACACGTTCGTAGATCAAGGGCACACCAGGCACAAGGCTACCCATACTGATACCC